GTAACAATAGTCTCAACAATAACTGTTTTACTTGTACTGGTAGATTCAATCTGTCCTGTAGTAAAGGCTGGTGTAATGCTTCCAGCCTTTGCATTAGGTATTGCAAGAAATAAAAGTACAAGCCACCTCATTAATCAATTTCTAATTTTATTGTATTGGACATCTGTGCTGTAACACCTGCACCTGTAGCAGATAGGTTAACTGTCATCGCACCTCCAGAGTCCATCGTCATAGCTGTTGTACCAATATCTCCTCCACTTACTGTTGAAGTGTCTCCAAAGATGGGTAAAGTAGGAGTAACACCGTTTGTAACTGTAGTACCAGCAGTAGGAATAGCATCACCCTGTATATAGCTTTCAGAAACAG